AAGTCAAAATTTCTCTGTGGACCACTCGGGCCATCGACAGCGGTCGGTCGGACACACGAAATAGGGGTACCCCACCTATATAAAACCAATATAACTTTCATACGTATCATAATGACCCAATTAATGCCTAGTAAATCACTAGGTTAATGAGCCTAAAACCCTACCAGTCCACTAGGATATAGCCGACAAGGCAATACTTACAATGCCTATTAATTTACTAGGATATAAGCATTCGATAAATCCCACTCAGATACTAGGATATAACTACCAGTTATGACCTAGTGATTTATACCATGACAGCCCGATACCATACAAGCTCATATAGCTACCACAATGGCTCTATAATCAACGCAACTGGTAAAGTGGTATCCATACATTACTTGTATCAATAACGTAGCGTATGGACACAATAAAGCTCCCCAGTGAAGGGGAGCTGTTTTCTACTGTCAATCTTTGATAAGTAAAGCTAAAATTACAATTATTGTAAGAAGTATGTTGCCCATTATTATCACCTGTGCCCTATAATTACATCACTTGTAAGCATGGTTTCGCATCCATATCTATCACTTCGATAAATTGCATACCATAACGACTTTGTCATTATTCCCTGCAAGCGTGACATTTCACTCATTAACTCGTATGAGAATTTAGCTTGCATAGCTATCGGAGAACCGTCAAACTCTCCATATAACCGGTATCTTTTCATTATATTTCTCCTTCATCTTCATCTTCATCTTCGTCTAGTAGGACACCTTCCTCAACTAGGTGTTGATAGAACCCCTCATCCAGCAGTTGCAAGCCATGGTACTGAGTAAAAAGTCGATACACCTGTGCTCCTGTGAGTTCGCAAAGAGCTTCTTCTATAGTTTCAATACGTGTAAAATAATCCATGCTATACCTCCTAATATAGATACGTATATACGCTACAATCACCTTTCGGCAAACCGTTGTCACTAGGATACGTAGGATATGCGAAGCCATCAGATACGCAATCGACAATATCAATTTTTGCACCAACTCTTTTTTCCACTTGCTCTACCGCTTTATCGGCAATAGCCTTCAAGTTATCACTTAAACCGCTTGCATCACGATTGACCAAATAGCTTGCCAAAAAACTGTATGTTGTAAAAATGCCTCTTTTAGTCATGCTATGCCTCACTTAAAAATATCTTTGGTGATTGCCATCAATTTAGTTTTTGATGGAATTATTTTATCCCGATACATAACATCATTGCTCAGTGGTGTACCATGGTGGCCATGCTCATACAATGATATAGTTGCCTCAGAACGCTTATATCCCGGCCCATAGGCAACATATACCAATCTCTCTTGTATAAATCCGTACTTGTCGTCACTTTGTGCGATATAGATGATACGCTCCCGATGCTCCCGTGGTAGCACAGTCAATTTACCGTCAAATTTATCTGCCACATCCACAAAGTAGGCTAGTTTACCCAAAATTTCCCGCATTACAGACTCCGACACCTCACTCTCTCTCAAGAAATAATTCATTTACTGCCTCCCAAAGAAAAACTTAAAAAGGAATACAAGCGGGTTCTCTTGCCCGCTAGCCAAAAACCTATCTAAAATCATCATTTCACGCTCAAATTGTGTCATTTTAGACTCCTTATCTTTTATTGAACCTTACTACAATTTTATTGCACAGACTCCATGCCTCTTTATACGTTGCGCAACAATTCCACAAAGCCACCGTACCAATGATAGGCTTGAGTTTTTTTTCTGCCTCGACTCCTGTATCTGCCTCGATAATGTCACACACGCAACGCTCACCGCTCATATAATAAGACGACCGAACATAATACTTTTTCATCTTAAATCTCCTTTAATGTGCCCGGTTGCCCGGGCTATCTATACTAGAATAACAATCCGTTATCTTGCAATGCAACATAGATACCAGAAAAACAGCAAGTATCAAAAACGCTCAATTTATCATCAGTCAAAACTGCCGGTACATCTTCCCCATATTGCTCAGACTCCCATAGATAAAAAGTAACACCAGTACCACGGTATTCATCAATGAGATACCATGTTCCCCTTAAGCCTTGCAATTTTACCTTTTCAGTTTTCATGTTTTACCATCCTCATTTTTAATATACCCAAACATTATCACATACATAACAGTATGTCAACACCTTTTTTCACATTAGATACACTTTTTTAGACTAAAACATGGCACGAAACTTGCAAGTAATACAAGTAATCCACTAGGATATAAATGCCTACTAATCCAATAGAATTACTAGGATATTAATCCATAGAAAGTCCATGGATTTACTAGGATATAAAGTCTTATAAAGCCCATAGGTTTACTAGGATATTCAACTCCTACTATTCCCATAGGTTTACTAGGCTTTCACCTGATATACTAATATATCAGCCACGTGTTTGACAGATTCCAGGCATGTGTCAAGAACCCTCCTCCTGCACGCCCGCCCTCCTGCCTATATATGCGCCCGGGTCCTAGTAATATATATGCGCCCGAATCCTTGTAAAATGACCATATATGCGCCCGGGTCCTTGTATCCTAATGGCCTCCCAGACGTAATACCACTACGTGGTCTAACGTCCTCCCAGACGCACGAGGATTGCGCACAGTCAATCTTTAGAAGAAAGTGACATAATTCCTCACCTGTCCTTTTTGCGTTGATTACAGAGTGATTGTGAGCAAGGCGGTGTTCCGAGGTGGGTGGCGAAGTGGGTATATATGCGCCCGGGTCCTAGTAGTATATCCATATGTGCTCTAACTTGCTCCCATTTGCACGAGGATTGCGTGTGCTGGACTTTCGTGAGAAAGTGGTATAATTCCCCACTTGAGTGATTTGCGTTGATTGTAGGGACAATACGAGCGTAGCGAGATGAGCCTCCTCGTGCGAGGACAATAAAAAAGACCCCTCTGAGGGGGTCTCTAAAATTGTATACAATAAAATTAGCTAGTCTTCGGGTAGTGCATTGATGATTCTATCTTGTTCCATTATAGAGAGTTGCTTGACTGGCTCGACACTGTATTCTTGTATATCTTTAAGCCCATTATAATTACGAGCCAGAAAATTGTATACAGTTGCAGGAACGTTGCCATCGAGTGCCCCTTGCTCCATCATGCCATGGATGAAAGCAATAGCCAGCTCGACACATTCATAGTATGGCAAAGTCTCCCGGTTTCTCTTCCAATAACCTAACGTTGCGGTGGAAACACCAAGCCAAGCACCGAGACCGGCAACAGATACTGCAATCCTGCGATGGATGCAGAAGTCGAAGTAAGCGTCAATCTCTCTCTCGAGTGCCTCCTGCGATTCATACCCCCAAGGAGCACCACGATGTGGTTTCTTCTTGGCTTCACGATAAAACACCAAGAACTCATGAGGATGCGCCATGCCCGCATACATGCCACGACCGGGTCTGGTGGCGTCTCCAGCATACGACCCCTCGACCTGTCTCTCGAATATCTGCGCATTGAGGTCTTTCGTGTTCTTGTTCGGATTTGTAGGATTGCCTTCGTCATCGAGTATGTCATCGATTTCGATGTTCTTCTCTTTCTTCGGTCTAGCCACAATCACCTCCAATCCTCAATACCGCATTATAGCAAAAAATCAGACAAAAGTCAAGCAATACACACGCATACAGCAACGAAAAATCTATGTGTCTCCCGTAACTCACTATAATGCAACAACTTAATTTTGAAAAAGACACATAGACACATAAATCGCCCTATTCTTTTATATACAATGAAAAAAACCCTTATTTTTAGTATTTTATATGTGTATTTTACTAATTATAGAAAATAAGTGTCTATGTGTCTTTTTGAAAAATAAATACTTATAATACAACAAATAAAAAAAGACACATAGAAAAAACCTATGTGTCCCAAGTGTCGCAGAAAATCACTCTTAGCTACATTTAATAACCAATAGACGACACAAAAGCAAAAAAATATGAAAAAACAGGTTTTTTTGAAACAATGTGTTGACATACCCTATTTTCCTTACATATTCCAGAATCTGTCTAAAAATAATCTTTCAAAAAAATAAACAAAAAAGTGTTGACATGCTCTCATTTATCCGATATACTGAACACAGATTTCAAAACAAGGAGACAAAGAGGAGGCAACAAGATGTTAATTACACTCGAATGGGAGAAGAAAAACGACAGAAAATTTGAAGCAAAACCAGAGGAAGGGGTGAGGATTGTTACATTCGTGGTAGGACGCGATATATGGGCATGGAAGATATATCGTGATGATGAGATGGTCGCAACCGGTCGTAGCTCGTATCTGAGTTGGGCGCAAGAAGAGTCTGAAATTGTATACAAGAAGGAGATAAAAAGATGAAAGCAACATTCGTAAGAAGCGTAGAGGGGTTCGCAGGATACGCCGAGTTGTTCAGACTCGAGAAACCCAAGAACAATAATTATGTGTGGTTCCGGTTCATCGTGGTGTCTACACTCAAGTGCGCATTTGACACTGGTATGCCGGAAACCTATATCTTCCCCGCAAATTCGAGAGGCGAGGTGCTGAGCTGGAGGGAATTGGAAGGTTCTTTTCGAGGAGCAATGGACATCAGCAAGGCATTGCGTGATGGCGGGTATGAGGAGGTGAGATGACAGACAGAAGCGTTGAGAAGAGACTCGTGAGGCTCCTAGGAGGGGCCTTCGAGACCAAGGACTACCGCATCGTGCTGACGGACACGGCGGTGCTCATGAGACCCAAGGAAGGTGGCGAGGACGTGAAGATACCGTACAGCGACATCGAGCGGATGAGTGTGGGTGGCCGTCTTCTGAGGATAAAGACGAAAGAAAATGTGAGATTTTTTGAATTGGGTGTTGACAATAAGTCAAAAAAGGTGTAGAGTTTAATCATCAAGGAGTAGTGATATGACACAAAGAGAAGCATGTGAGCGGATTGTCGCACAGGGTGACTGTGTGGAAGTGGAGTGTGAGGACTGCCCCCTGTTCGAGGGTGAGTGGGATTGCACTGACATGGATGAGGTGACACTCGCAGAAATGTGGCTGAGACTCCATCCTACCGAGAAGAAGCTGGTATTCAGTGCGGAGAAATTCTACGGTGACAAGGAGATAGTAGATGGGCTTAAATTACTCTCGTTTTTAGATGGTTGGCCCGAGAAATGCGAGGGTAAGACCGAGGAAGAGTGTAATGCTTTGGGTTACTGGGTGCATCCAGACCAGATGGAGGAGAGATAAGATGAAAGTATTCAGTAGAGAGAAGTATTTGAGGGACATGGAAAGGATTAGCCTAAGTAAGCAAGTGGTTAGAGTGGAGTACGAGTGGCCCTTCGAGTGTGATGGCAAGACCAAGGAAGAATGTAATGCGTTGGGCTACGGGATAAGCCCCGATTGGATGGAGGAAAAGGAAATGGGATACAAAGAGAAACAGGCAGAGTGGTTGAAGGCGAACAACCTCAGAGAAGGGTCGAGGGTCTACGTGTACCGGAAGCCGGAGAACTACGAGAACGGCTGGGGATACATGTGGATTGACTCCCTCATGGACGAGACGGTGGGTAAGGTAGCCAACATCATGGAAATCCATCCTTACTCCTTGACGGTCAAGGTTGGGGACAAGGCCTCCTATATGCCCTACACCGCCCTGCTCCCTGTGGGCGTCACGGAGTTCGAGGTCGGCAGAAGGTACAAGTACGTGGGTACTGGTGGTACAAAGCGGTTCATAGACATTGGAATCAATGACAAAGATGCCGAAGTGTTGGGAAAAGGTTGTGAGTTGATGGTGGAGGAATTTTACGGTAGGGGTGTGAAGTTTACGGTATTTGACAGGGAGTGGTATTTTACTCCAATGTGGGAAGATTTCGTAGCCCTGCCGGAGAAGGATTACTACGCAGAACTCAACCGCTGGATTAACGCCAACAAGCTCAAGGTTGGCGACAAGGTGAGACTACTCCGCTCCCCGACCCTCGTGGATATGGAGGGATGGGAATGTGATTGGAATGATGAATGTGACAAGTATGTCGGGAAAGTGCTGAGTGTGGTGAGATTTGATGATACTGATAACGAGATAATTGTCGACACGGGCACAGGGTGCATGTATGTCCCCTATACTGTCCTTGAGAAAGTACAGTGCGATATTTGTCTTGAATTGTCCAAAGCGTTGAATGCAGTTGGTATCCTTCCCATGTCCGCAGAAGTGGAAGGCAATCATATCACCATCGAGGGGGTAATCAGATGAAAGTATTCAGAAAATGGAAACTGATGGAAGCGTTGACAGACCCTACTGCTTTGATGTTGGCGGACGAAATGATGTGGCCCGTATTCTGTGACGGTAAACCAGCAGACATGCTGAGGTCACTAGGGTTCGACATTGACGACAGATGGTGCGAGGAGGTGGACAATGGAATTTGACAAGAACAAGATTTTGACCAGTGTAACAGCAGACCAAGCGAAGGTTGGACAGAAGGGCTGGATAGGCTTGACATTATCCGACTTGAAATACTGTTTTGGAAAAGAAGATAAAAAGATAACACTATTGTCCATTCGTGGGGAAAATGTAACCACTAGATTTGTAAGCGACAAATATGGTGCAGAGTTACTTTTCTACCCTGCACCGGAACCAACTTATGCAGAACGTCAAGCTGAGTGGGTAAAAGAGAACAACGTGAAGATAGGCACAAAGGTTCGAATAACGAGGGCTTTTGAGACAGAAAATGTTGGGAAGAAAAAAATTGTTGGGGAAATTGGGCGAGTAACTGGTATTTATTATGATTGTATTATTGTCGAAGTACATGTGGAAAATTGGAGGTGTCCATTCACAGTGCTTGAAGTAATCAAGGAACCATCCTACCGCCCTTTCAACAACGATGAACTGAATGACCTTGTTGGCGAGGTGCTTACAAATAAGCAGAGTGGGAGAAGAAAACTGGTTACAGGCAAACCGACAGCATCGGAAGGCGTGAACCTTGACGGGAGCTATATCAATGCAAAGGATTTGCTTGCCAGCTTCTATTGCAATGAAAATGAGCCATGCGGAGTAAAGGAGGAATCATGAGATTAAGAAAAAAGAAACAAGAACCAGTGGAGATAAAAGAAAATCTCTATGGACATAGCAGACACACAGGCAAGGACATCGACAACCTCATCAAGGAATATGCGAGAGTGTTCCCTGCAAGGGCCATCAAATCGAATTACGGCTATACGTATGGAATAAAGCATCCGAGTGGCTTCAATCTCACCGCTTGCTATGGACACGAGGTGATATATATCGTTGGAACATATCGAGGTATCGGTGGTAGTAAGGTGGTTTTGAAGGATTATCAACTGGACGCACTGGTGGATAAATTGTATACAATCATGGTTGAAGAAGTTGCCAGCGAGACCCTGCGTATCTCACAGATTATTGAGGAGGTCAAATGAATATCAAGGAATTATGTGAAAGATGGGGATGTACGGACAGGCAGATTGACAAGCTGGTGAAGAAGAACGTTCTCCATCCAGAGCAGGTGAATGTGCGCTCGAAGCGGGAGTTCCCATTGGATGAGGTAGAGGCCATCGAGGATTTCTACCACGTAACGACCGATTACACCACGTTGGAGGAGTTGGGTGAGGAATTGGACAAGTCTTATGGACAGGTGTATTATGCATTCACCAAGCATCCTGTGACAGTCTGTCCGCTGTTCAATCCGATACGGATACCGAAAGAATCGGTAGAAGAACTAAAAAAAGTGTTGACGAAGCAATTATAGTGTGATAGTATTCAGACAAGGAGAAAACAATGAAACAAGAACAGATTATGAAATGGTTGGAAACGAAAGGGAAGGTGGAGACAGTCACCGACAAGGGCGAGGACTGGGTTACATTGACGTTCAATGCCACCATCGGGATGCAGGGTGAGTTCGTTAACTTCGTGGGAAAGGCACTGGTACGGATTTCGGTGTTCCCCGAATTGGTACTGATGACTGTGAGGAACAATCGTGGTGAGGAGGCTATATTCACCTTCTACCCTGACGGTTGCCACAAGGACAGGTTTGAGAACGAGACAGCAAGGGTGGAATTCCTATGAGCAAGCTGGAAGAAGTGTTGCAGTTGCTGGAGGGATTTGACCTTCCTCCAGAGGAGCGGGATTCACTCCCGTTCCCCGATGAGGATGGCAAGACCGTGGGCCAGCTTGCGATACGGTGGCTTAACTTGGGAGGTTATCTCAAGATAGGAAGAAAGAAACCCGGAGCACCACGTGTCCTCGTGGAGGTGTTGCAGGATGGAAAGCCTTTGATGGTCTGCAAAGGCATTACGGAGGCACAGCGAAAGACCGGGTACCACCACACGACCATTTACCGCTATGCGATGATGGGTAAGACCACAGTGGATGGAGTGGGGTTCCGTATCCTAGGCAAGGAGAATGAGACATGATGCGATTGGAGTTGGTGGACAAGTATGGGCTTACGAATTATTACTATTCGGTCTTGGGCGTTATTTGTGACGAGCAGAATAACTTGCACATCATGAAAGACTCATACAGCTATTTTGTACCGAACAGCCAATACAGGAGCTATGGTTTGTTTCCCGAGGTAGAGGAAGAGAAAGAGAGGATTGTGATATGTCTCAATGCGTGTGCAGGAATAACCACCGAAGCATTGGAGAATGGGCTGATTGAGCATTTATTGGAGCCGTTCTATCCCGCACGACAAGCCAAAAAGGATGTGCAGTATCTCGGTAAGTCAATATTCGAGGAGGATGAAGATGGAAATGACTGAAATGATGAAGAAATATGAGAAGGAAACAGGTATGTGTTGTGCATACGACACACTGTTTGAGTGGGATTTTTCGCTGACCGATAATTACATAGCATGGCTTGAAGCCAAGGCCGAAGCCTATGACAGGCTAATGAGTGGTGGGAAGAAAACGCTCAAGGAACTTGCAAACATTCTCGGTAAACCTGTCGCAATCGATATAGAAAACAGGTTGTTGTGGTTTCCAAAAAAGCCGGAAATTGGGTGGACTACATGGATTTGGTATGATGAGCAGTTTGGGTGTTTTGGAGAAGAACTGCCAAACGGACTCATAGCCTACACAGGTGACTGGAAGGACTCCCTCACCATACCAGACGGAAGGGAGGAAGTATGAAAATCAAAGAGGTAGAAGTTTCAAGTTACGAAGATTGCCCTTTGAAGGATTTGTGTAACACTATACATTGCGGAAGTCCTGATACCTGCATGTTTTGTAGCATGTCAGAAGAAGAATTGGAGATGGAGGTTGATGATTATATAGAAATGCAGAATGCTAAAATCGAGCGGCACGAAAAAATGCTTGATGAGCTTGATGCTAAAAAAAGACACAAGGCAGAAGCGGCAAGGAAGGCGGCGGCAACGAGACGTGCAGTTTCTATGGATAGAACTGTCATTATCAAAAAAAGCAGATGTAAAGAGCTTGAAAAACTAATCAATTCAAAACTAAAGATTCAATCATTTGTTGATGCTGTGAGTTTTGCAAACAAACTAATGTACAACACCCCAGAGAATCCTGCTGTTGATGCACTGCAATTAGAGATAGATTCTCTCAAGGAACAGTACAAAAAATTGGTGCAGGAATTAAAAGAGGCAGAACATGATGCTTTAGTGCGGATAAGACAGGAAGCAAAACAACATATGCCCGATGGATGGGAGGAGTCATGCTTAAAGAAATAACTTTCCAAGAAGTTGAAGAGTTGGCAGATACCGGTAAATGGCCGATGCTTGTCACTGCTGTTGAATGTAGAAAATATGAACCAGACTACATATCTGGCAAGCGAAAGACCGTATTCAGTGCAATCATAAAAGACAACACGATAGTCTGTGTAATGGGCTTTGAGTATGGGTACAGCAAGCGTAGCGGTGAGATGGTGTACATTGGGCCTCTCTGTGTGCATGAAGCTTATAGAGGGTGCGGAATAGGCTCACTTGCTGTCTTGGCATTTCAATCAATGGCAATCAAACAACAGAAAAAACTGCTTCTGTATGCTCATAAAGATGTACAAGGATTTTATGAGAGGCATGGGTTCAAGGCAGTCTATGCGGTTGAAGAAGATTATCAAGCTATGGAATGGGTGCCCGACGGATGGGAGGACAAGTAATGAAAATGGACGATGAACTGAGGATATATCGAGTCAAAGCAAATATCCGTGGTACTGAAATGTACCTCGGTGAGGACGGAGCTTTCTATCACAAGGGAGACAAAGATATTATTTATTTCACCAAATACCAAGCAACTAGTGTTGTGCTTTGCCTCAACCAGATAACCAAGACAGCTGATTTTTCAAGGAGTTAAATATGTTCGCACACACATTAACCAAGGGATGGCCTTGGGAACAAGGGATAGAACCGGATGCAAAGAATGATACCGCAGAGGTCTACATTGAGAAAAGGTACACAAGATACTTACAGTGGGACAAGAAATTGGAAATGATAATTCCTTCACTGGCAACATCTTATGTGGCACTGGTGCGATTCACCGATGGCAAGATGGCATGGGTAATCATGGACAACGTGGGGGTGTTTTACGAGACCTCACGGCTTGAGGATTTGTTCGCACACATGGATATGTTGCACCTTGCAGGGGGTATTTTATGATTATACCCCAGAAGGCGGAATTGGAGATTTTCGACCCCGTTCAAGTCATGAAGAAGCTGGAGAGGATAGGTCGTGTGTGCTATCGCTCGGAGGACAAGATTACCGATGAATCCTACAAGGGTTTTTTGCGTGGTCTTATTTCCAGAGGCCATGAATCGGTCTTGGAGCACGTATCAGTGACCGCATACCTCACGGTAAACAGGGCGATTGCACAGGAGATAACACGGCACCGCATTGGGTCTTATACGCACGAGAGTACGAGATATGTCAAATATGATGATGTGGAATTGATACCCTCGTTCGACAGGCCGGACATGGCTGATTGGCTGGATTCAATATACCACGGTCTCTTGGAGCAGGGTGTTCCCAAGGAACTCGCACGTGATGCACTCCCGTTGTGTACTGCAAGCAGGCTGGTGGTGACATATAATCTGAGGCAGTGGAGGCATTTCTTCCGTCTCCGCTACGCAGGAAGCACAGGGAGACCACACCCACAGATACAGGAGTTGGCAGGAATGCTCTTCGGGCAATTCTACGAGAAGATGCCGATACTCTTCGAGGACATCAAGAAAGAGGTTGACAGCAAGAACAGTGTATGATAAAGTGTACACATGGAGGAGAAAATGAAGAAAGAACAGATTTCATTGGAACAGAATGGTGTCATATTTGACGTGGTGTTCAGTTGGGACAATGATGACAGAAACGAGCGTGGTGAGACCACCATCCACACCATCAAGATTGGGGATACACCCGATTTGTACGGGGTGTTGGATAAGGACGTGATACAAGGTCTGTACGACCAGTTGGAGGCAATGTGATATATGCGATAGTGTTCATCTTGTTCAGTTTCGGATACGCATTCACAGCGGTTGCATTTCCGGAAGGTCTGAACATTCCGTTGAGCGTATTGGTCATAATGGCCATGATGGTTGGGGATAGGAAATGAAAGAAGACTCGGGTATCGATAATTGGAACAGCAAGCAATAAGGAGAAAAGAAATGAGAGATATTATTTTTCGTGGGAAGCGTGTTAAAGACGGGAAGTGGGGTTATGGCTCTTTATTCAGTTCTATGACTGGACAAAAATTCATTCGTTGGGAAGTTGATGATGATGGAGAAATTGAAGGGATTGTGCGGTATGAGGTTATCCCAGAAACAGTAGGGCAGTTCATCGGACTTCTGGATAAGAACGGCAAGAAGATTTTTGAAGGGGATATTGTAAGAATCGAGGATTTTGCTAATGCGGTCGTGAAATGGAGAGAAGATATAGCTTGTTGGACTTTGCAGGGTTATATCATTGGCAACACGTGGGACTCCTCAATGCTAGAAGTCATCGGCAATATTCACGACAACCCAGAGCTTTTGGAGGGAGGGACATGTTAATAGGAATCACAGGCAAGAAGAGAAGCGGGAAGGACACGGCAGGGTTCTATCTCCGTGACACATACGGGTTCACCAAGGCAAGACCCCTTGCCGTCTTCAAGGACTCGTTCAAGGAGTGGTTCGGATGGGATGAGCGACACATGGAGGGCGACCTCAAGGAGGTGGTAGACCCACTCTTCGGTTTCTCCCCGAGGCAACTCATGCAGGTGTTCGGTACGGAACTGATGAAATATGATTTGGGAAATCACATTCCCGGCTTTGCGCATGTGTGTGGCGAGGACATCTGGATTCGCTCGTTCGTGCGTTGGTACGACCAGCAACCAAGGGGCAATTACGTGCTCACAGACCTTCGTTTCGTCAATGAGTCACAGCGTATACCCTTCGACCTCATCATCCGTCTCAAGTCGGATAGAAGCCCCGAGGACACCCACGCAAGCGAGCAGGAGATTGACAGGATTTCAGCTGATTACGAGATAACCAACAATGGGTACGGGACACAGGACGTGCTTTTCAAGGAGCTTGACCGTGTTGTGGAGGAGATAGGGATATGGTGATGGCGATTGTAGCAGGAATTGTTGTGGCGTTGCTCATGCTCGCTGTACAGTTTGTTGCGTTCGTATGGTTTGACCACTGGGTCAGCACCTTGCCACCAGCGGAGCAGAAAAAGGCTTGGGAGGACTACTATTGGCTGAGCACAGCAGATTCACCCGAGGAACAGGCGATGATTATGAAATGGAGGAGAGAACAGAAATGAAATTGAGAGTATGGATGGATGATATGAAGGAGCACTTGGATGTGCGTTCTTGGCATTTGGGAACCAATAAGGTCATTGTATCGACATTTGGAAGAGGAGGCGGTAATGTATCCATTGAGTTGAACAAGAATTATATCCTCGAACGTTCCAGCGGTCTTTTTGACTCACAAGGCAACGAAATGTACGAGGGCGATATTTACTATGCCAACGGAATCAAGACTGATTTGTACGAGGTTCGTTTTGTCAAGGGAGCATTCTGTGGTGGCCCATTGGGAAGTGAGAGTGAATACATGTTCTCACCGCTCGGGCATGATGTTGAGGAAGAGTATCTTGACACCGCCCCAAGAGACAGCGTAATCTGTGACTGGTGCACAGTGTGTGGACATATCCACGAGGAGAGAGCATGAGAGTATATCTGAGTGGTTCCATTACCAAGGAACCGGATTATCTGGTGGCCTTCGAGCTATGGGAGAAGTATCTCAAGCAATGCGGATACGAGGTAGTCAACCCCACTTCCTTTCCCGAGGAAGAGCGGTATGAGGATTACATGAAACGCGATATTCGCCTATTATTGACTTGTGATGCTATTTTCTATGTGAATGATACTACGACAAGCAAGGGTGCGTTCATCGAGACGATGGTGTGTAAGGCGTGCGGTATTCGAGAGTTGAAACAAAGTGAGGTAGGTGTATGTGGTTATTCCATTGGTCTATGATTTGGACGTTGGTGTTGTTCGTGCTTGATGCTGTCGGGGTCAAGTCACTGACTAGTTTTCAGATTTGTCTGCCGTTGGTCATTCTGACAGGCCTCGGCCTTGTCGGTTTCATAGTGGCAGTGTGGCAGAAGGGGAAATAATGAAGAAGCAGGGAGTCTACAGATTGGGAAAATTCACCTTCAAGGGAGGTTCCGAGCGTCAGTATATCAAGAACATCGACCCCTACGAGATACAGCGTGCCTGCATGGAAAAACGTGTTGCATTACAACAGATGACAGGGGACGTCAGTGTAATCCGTGAGTGCGAAGGGCACAGGATTAAGTTCACGCAGAAGCAGATTCGCTCTTTCAGACTCTATACTGAGTCAGTCGATTAGTACGTCACCGCAGTATAGCTCAATGTCGACACGCAGGTCATCCCCCACGATGGGTAGGATGTCTTCCCCCTTGTGGATGATGGCCTCGATTTCGATTTCGCCATTCCTAATGGTATTGGCGATAATGGTGAGTTCTATACCTGTTTCTCCGTGTTCGTAATGAATTATCTTGTTCATGGTGTTATTCTAACAGTTTTTCATAGATTTGTCAAGAATAAAATGGGTCTTGATTAATCCAACGGAATCGGTTATAATAAGGTTCCAATCTCACTCGTAGCGGTGGGACATTTCTGAAACGGAAGGTTTATCATGCGAAAAGCGAACAGATGTGTATGTGGTCATTGGCCCGAGGTTGTGTTGGATGATGCAGGGTATCAAGTGGAATGCCCCAAATGTGGAAAGACAAGCGGGCATTATCCTCGTGAAAGATACGCCATCATGGAATGGAACAGGCCGAAGGACATAATGGACATGCTCGGTGCAGAGGGGGAGAATCGTGTCATTATTGCTTGACATTGCAAACAAGTATGCCAAGAAACACCTCAAGGTAATCCCTGTCGCAAAGGCAGGGAAGAACCCTATCATTCCCGATTGGGTGAACAATGCCTCAGACAATCCGAGTGTGTTGGAGGGTTGGTTCGAGGGCAAGGATTTGAACATCGGCATCGTCACGGGTAAGACCTCTGGTATCCTTGTCATTGACATCGATACCAAGAACGGTGACGGTCGTGAGAGCATAGCTGATTTCGAGTCCAAGACAGGTGCATATCTTCCAGAGACCGTGACCGCAAGGACACAGAACGGAGGCTTGCACCTCTTCTTCAAGTATCCTACTGGTATTGAGAACATCAAGGGCAAGATAGGCATCCTCGACAATGTGGACATCCGTGCTGATGGGAACCAAGTGGTGGTGTACCCGAGTGTGGGGACGAAAGGTTCATACACATGGATTCGCTCCCCATGGGAAGCCAAGGTTGCGACACTTCCGAAGATTTGGAAGCAGTTCATCTGTGGCGAGGTGGATGACACCACCATCGGCAAGATTCGCATTCCCCCCAAAGCCTTCAAGCTCCCTGCCACCATCCCCTCCGGTATGCGACATGCGACATTGCTGTCCTATGCGTGTTCATTGGCTACGAAGAAGGGCATCGGTGAGACCGAGCTTGCAGGGTCGGTGAGGGAGACCAACAAGCGGTTGTGCCAGCCACCCATAACCAATGAGGATGAACTCAAGCATATCATTGATTGGGCCGTTGACAAGATTGGCAAGAACAAGGTCACGGTTGACGAGGGAGACCCCGAGTGGCTCACCATCACGGAGAAAGGCCCAGCAATCGATGATGGTCTCTTTGTGGAGTGGTACAAGGGCAAGCATGAACTTTACTGCATCAACAGCGTGTTCTACGATGAGCAGGGGCACGTGCCCGATGACAGCATCAAGAGCGACATACAGAACCTTGTGAAACCCTATGTGCCCTCGTCCCTGTCAAGGAAGGTGAACGCATTGTTCGATTCACTCAAGAACGAGTGTTTCTTCCAGCCACCACCGCTCCAGCATGACATCGTGAACCTGCACAACAAGGCCCTCAAGGTGGACGAGACAGGTATCTATGAGGTCAGCATGGGATTCACCCTCAACAGGCTGAGTGTGGATTACAATCCCAACGCTGAGTGTCCTCGATGGGACAGTTTTCTTCATCAGTTGTTGCATGATGAGGACATCCTCACCTTGCAGGAGTACATCGGGTATTGTCTTGTACCAACCACGGTGGCACAGAAGTCCCTCATCATCATTGGCAAAGGCCGTGAGGGAAAATCAGTAATAGGGGAGGTCATGCACGCTCTCTTCCATACCTCGATGGTGCAGGGGGAGTTACATAAATTGCAGGAGAACCGCTTCATGCTCGCACAGCTTGAGAACAAGCTCGTGTTCTACGATGACGACCTCCAGAGCGGGGCACTGACTGACACAGGGACATTCAAGAAGCTCGTGACGGCGAACATCCCTGTCCTCGTGGAGCGCAAGGGGCAACAGCATTATGAAATCCAGCCGTATGCACGTATCCTAGCGAGTGGCAACAAGTCCTTGGAAGCGTGTTATGACCATACTGACGGCTTCTACAGGAGACTCCTATTGCTCAAGTGCAAGGAGCGTGACAAGAACCGCAAGGACGACAAGTTGTTCGGCAAGAAGATTACCGACAACGAGCTTGAGGGTGTCCTTAATTGGGCCTTGAAGGGCCTCCAACGTCTGATGATTCAAGGATGGGAGTTCACCACGAGCGAGCGCACTGAGTTGGCTCTCAAGGAAGCACAGGAGGACGGCAACAGTCTAATTCCTTTCATACAGGATACAGATAATGTCGTGTTTGATGAGGACGAGGAGGTCTCCAGCGGTGATTTCTACGAGGCATACACTAGATGGTGTGAATTGAATGCACTCAAGCCGTTGGCAATGAGGACGGTATCGAATTACCTCAAGGAGAATGCAGAGGAATTACGTATACAGTATTCCAATCGTGTCAAGGGCAAGAGGGGATACAAGGGAATGGGATTGATGAACAAGGTAGAGAAAGCAGGAAGGTTTACGATTGTGAAGAAGGAGGAAGCATGACAAGGAACAGTGAGGATTTACAAAAAGAATTTAATCTCTCTTGGGAAAAACAAGCTGGATTTACTTATGAAAGATGGCTTGAAAACGAAATTCAAAAGGTTGAGAATGAAAAAGAAGAATATAGAAGATTCGCTGACCGTATGTCATCGGAAGCCAACAGTTTAGCGGGACAGTTGAAGAGTGTAGTTCGTAATCTTGACCATCGCCTTGTCACAAACGGAGAATGGAGTAAAGTATGAAAACAGTTACATTCAGAAAGCATAGGGGGTCATTGGTAGACTCCATGAACACGGCAATACTCGTATCATCGAAAGAAGATATAGCCATGGTATGCACAGACGAAACAACAGCCATCAATCCAGATTTGATTGAGATTGTGCCTTACATGGGGTACGATTACCGTGTAGGATGGTACACGCATGTGGTTAGGTATCCGGGTTATGGGGTATTGGGTTTTACTGATGGCGATATGACGGAGGTTGAGTGATGGAACTATTCCCACACCAAGAAAGAATATTGGGGACACTGTCGGAACATGACAGTTTCGCCATGTTTTGGTCGATGCGTGTCATGAAAACCCTCCCGATGGTGCTCCATATGAGTAACCTCATCATGCAGGGTAAGGCCAAGGACGCCATTGTCATTGCCCCCAAGTCAGCTCTCGGGGCTTGGAAGCGTGACATCAACAAGATGAAAGGCAAGAGGAGGGAAGCGTGTGACAAGATTACCCTCATCAATTATGAGAAGGTATGGAGACGCAAGGAGTACGACCGCCACTTCGACATCGTGGTCTTGGATGAGTCCCACAAGATTGCAAGGAGGCAGAGCAAGCAGAGCAAGTTCTGCATGAAGTACGCCACCCGCTCCAAATACCGCTATCTCCTTACAGGGACACCACTTGGACAAGGAAGGCTTGAGGACTTGTGGGCGCAGATGGAGTTCATGTTCCCCGGTTTCTTCGGCCCCTACAGGGAGTTCGAGGCACGGTACTGCAAGACACGCCAGCTTCCCGGCACCTTCATCCGGATAGTCACAGGCTACAGGAATACTGAGGAGCTTCTTGAGCGTGTCAAACCCTATGTGTCCTCACTCACCCTTGATGATGTGGCTGACATGCCTACCGACCCACCGGACAATATCTTAATCTGCCCGAGACCGAACGTATTCATCCAGAGCGGGGTTCGCAAGGGGTATGTGAAGGAATACGACATGATTATCGACAATCCCGCTGTCAAGCTCATGAAGATGCGACAGGTGGCGAGTGGTTTCATCATTGACGAGCATGGTGAGACGCATGTCATTGCCGACACGAAGCGGTTCGCCTTCGGTGAATTGCTCGATGAGATTGGTGATGAGAAAGTGGTCATATTCTGTGAGTTCAAGCAGTCCATCCGCAGTGTGGTGCAGGAGTTGAGGAAGCACGAGCTCCCCCATGTGGTGTTGGACGGAGACCAACCCGACAAGGAGATATGGAAGTGGTTCCAAGACCATGACCATATGCGTGCCATCGTGTGTCAGTATGCCACAGCCAACGCAGGCATCGACCTCTACACCGCTCGTCATATGGTGTTCTATGAACCATCGCTCTCCACCACGATGATGGAGCAGGCGAGGGCCAGAATCAAGACCGCTGTGAATCCGAGGAAATGCCAATATCACTGGTTGATAGCGCAGGACTCAGTGGAGTTGAAGATTTACAAGCAGTTGGAGAAGCACAAGGACTTTACCGTACACACCATGAGTGAATGGTCATGGGGAGCATATGACGAGGATGATGACTTATGATGGACAGATATTACCACATTGTTGATGATGACAGGATACCGGAGAGTTGGGTGCTGACAGTGAGGAAGTGTGAATGTGGTCAGACGCTCTACTACGACAGGAAGAAAGAAACATGGCACTGCATGAAGGCGAGTTGTCCTTTGCACAAGAGTCACGAGAAGAAAAAGCATATTCCGCAAAAAAAGCTCGACCGCATATTGGAGCTTGGTGAGGTGTTGACAATCAAGGAGATTGCTGGTAGGCTGAAACTATCAGAAAAAGATGTGTTCCGTGTATTGCGTGAACATGACATCATGTAGGAGAGACTATGGACTGGAGAGACGAAGTGTGGTTCTTTGACACAGAGGTGCTTCCTCATGACTGGTTGTTCTGTGCGACCAACAAGGAGAAGCGGGTGGCAATCCACAATGACACAGCGATGCTGAGGGAGTTCTTGGAGACGGAGAGGCCGTTCCTCTGCGGTTACAACTGCAAGCATTATGACAATTACATCATCAAGGCAATCCTCGCAGGAGGAACTCCGGAGGACGTGAAAGCAGTCAATGACGCAATCATAGTGAAAGGCAGGCAGGGGTGGGAGATTGACATGGGATGGGTCAAGTTACCTCAGTCGTTCGACCTCATGCTCGACCTGCCGACCCGCCCTTCCCTCAAGATGATTGAGGGTAATCTCAAGATGGACATCCGTGAATCCGAGGTCGATTTCAACACAGAGCATCCAACCAAGGAACAGTGGAAGGAGTTGGAGGAATATTGTTGGCACGATGTGGAGGCTTTGATTCCGCTCTACGATGCTCGCCTTCCTTACCTTGAGGCCAAGGAGACTTTGGCTGAAATGAAGGGATTGAATGTGAAATCGGCACTTAATATGACGAATGCCAAGTTGACCGCCCTGTTTTTGGGTGCTCAACGAGTTGAGAGGGATGATGAGAGGGCGTATGTGTATCCGGAGAATGTGGATAAGGGTTTGGTACCACAGGAGGTGATTGACTTTTTTGATAGATTGCCGTATAGTGACATACCATTATATAAACTATTCGGAAGAAAGATGGAGGAGGAAGAAAGTGGCGAAGAAGAAAAGTGAGTATTCGGAACTGAACATTGAATTGTTCGGTTGTCCGATAACCGTGGCATACGGTGGACTCCATGGGGCTTTGAAGAATGTCACCTATCGTAGTGACTCAGAGAGGATAATCCTCAATTACGATGTTGCCTTAACAATATGGGGCAACTGAAACTCATTGAACGCTTACCAGCGGTGTAACAGAAATGTTGCTAACGGTGAACCCCTCCAAACCAAAGGGCAATACCGTGCTAAGGAGTATTACTATGCGATGGGGAAATAATCGTAAGAAAAGTGGTGTATATTTGATTACTTGTACTATCAATGGCAAATCATATGTTGGAGCTTCGAAAGATATTGCAATGAGATTGAGTACACACTATACAAGGGAAGCTAGAAAAGGGTCTGCGCCGTTATACCGAGATATGCGGAAATACGGTTTAGAACATTTTATTTGGCGAGTCTTGGAATATTGCGATAGAACCTCATTATTGGAATGTGAGAAGAAATGGTATCATAAGTTGAATCCGGAATATAATTTGGTTGAACCAGTTGCGAACGGTATGATGTTTTATCAGAGAGAAGTCAAGATGTTGTCAAACAAGGCGATGCAGTCTGAGGAATTCAGAAAGAGAAAAAGAGCCATATACCGTACCAAAAAATATCGAGATATGTTCTCCAAAATACAAGACCCTAGGAAAAAGTCAGTAGATATGTATTCGGATGATAAATATGTCATGTCCTTTTCTTCTTTTATGGAAGCACAACGATGGTTGAACGATAACACACAGTTCGTTGGAAAGAACAAAGCCAGCAAGATAAAGGCGGTATGTGATGGTGATAGGCCAACTGCTTTCGGTTACGTATGGAAATACTCAAAGTGTAACGACTAGTTGAAAGACGTAGGGTGTCTATTGGTACGGCACTCGAAGCGGTGAGTACAGGAAACTGTAAAGAGATAGTCTGTCGTATGGGATGGTAAACTATACGGTTGTGCATATTATCCGAGTATGATGGTTAGGAACGGTTATCTTAGCCGAAATGTACCGGAACCAAAAGATTTTGAGAATGTATTGAACATGAGATTGGAGGCAAAAAGAACAGGTGACACGAAAACGTCCGAGGCTTTGAAATTGGTAGCCAATACTTCTTTCGGATGCTCGAATAACAAGTATAACGACATGTATGACCCTCTCATGGCACATTCCATCTGTATCACTGGTCAGTTGTATCTCATACAATTAATCATGGAGATTGGGAATAATATACCAGATGTCACTATGATAAACGTCAATACCGATGGTATTATGGTGGGAATAGAGCGCAAGTATCTTTCCCGTATACGTTCATTGGTAATGGCATGGGAAGAGCTTACTGGTTTTGAAATGGAAGAGAAAGGTATCGAGATTATCGTACAGCGTGATGTAAACAACTATATCATGCGTGAATTGAACGGAAAGATGAAAGCCAAGGGTGCAACACTGTCTGATTACAAAGGTGGCAGTTTCAAACATAACTCACTCTCTGTGGTCTGCCGTGCGATTGTATACAATCTCCTTGACGGTGTCTCCATCGAGGAGACCATCAACAACGAGCAAGACCCTTTCGCTTTCCAGATGATAACCAAGGCAGGGGGCACCTATGAGAAGGTTGTCCATGTCAATGGCTTTGGTGAGGTCGAGGTCAACAGGACGAACAGGGTCTATGCTGGGAAGGACGAGAGACTCGGTGCTGTCTACAAGATAAAGGCCGATGGGAGAAGGGATAGGATAGCGAATTGTCCCGAACATGCGATTGTTGATAATTCCGGTATTTTGGGTGTTGACAAGATTGATAAACAATGGTATATTAACCTTGCAACAAAGAGAAGAGACGAGTTCTTGGGTATCAAACCAAAGAGAAAGAAGAGGAGTAAAAAGTGAAAACGGATGATTACGTGGATGTAGAGGTCATCGAGGACGAGCCAGTTGAAATGGAAGTCAAACCAAAGAAAGCACCTGCAAAGAAAGCAGTGAAGGAGAAGAAGGAAGAAGTGAAAGAAGAACCAAAGACGTTTCAGCAGAAGTTGTTCCAGCTTGCCGAGGACGTGGCGCAACTCGGCAGTGAGTTCGTGAAGGATGGATATAATCCTAGTCAAGCGTATGAGTACGTTCGTGCCCAGCAGTACAAGACCGTCTTCCGCAAGGCATTGGCGAAGAACAGACTCCGCCACAAGATGGACGATGTGACCATCCAAATCAACAACCTTGAGAAGAGCGACAAGATGATACTCACACTGTACCATGCCATGCTCACCATCAAGGACGTGGACAGTGACGAGCAGGAGACCTACATGCTTTGGTCGCAAGGTGCTGACAACCTTGACAAGGGACTCAGCAAGGCCAAGACCCTCATGCTCAAGGATTTCATCAAGACCAACTATCTTGTATCCGATGCCGAGGACGACCCCGAGGCCGACAAAGGCCCCAAGGCTACCACCAAGCGCAAGTTCACTTCTCCTGCCGAGAAGAAGGCTGATGTGGAGAAGGCAGTCAAGGACGACAATCCTGCAAGTAAAGAAGATGTCACTCGTATCACGGAAGGCATCAAGAAAATCCGTGAAGCAAGCGGTGACGAGGGATACGGTGAGAAAACCTTGACTGAGGTAGAGAAAGGTATCACAGCGACTCGTGCTACGGTCATCCTTACCAAGCTCGAACTGAAAGCAGGAGAGTATGATGGACTGGCGATTTAATAAAGAGAGAACAAGAGTTATCTTGGATGAACCACAGAAACGACCATTGAAGCTTACGGCCACAAGACTTGGAAGCGCACTCGGCTTGAATCCATGGAAGAGTCCGTTTGCAGTATGGTGTGAAATCTGTAGAGTGTATAAGGAACCCTTCACCGAGAACAAATACACCCAAGCAGGAAATGCCATCGAGCCTATCCTTATCGATTGGGCTAAGGAGCAGTTCGGTAATGGTGTCAAGAGTCCTGCCGAGTTCTACGGCAACATGTGGCCCGAGGTCAAGAGGCAGTACGATTTCTATAAGGGACAGAGCAAGGTATTCGGTGGCATGTGGGACGCAAAGGTCGTCAACATCAACAACGAGACGGTTGCGGTCATAGAAATCAAGACCACAGGACGTGCGCAGGATTGGGGTGATGGTGTTCCCGATGAGAAGTTGGTGCAGGCGTTGCAGTATGGACACCTTGAGGGAGCAAAGAGAACCTTCGTAATCGGAGCTTTCCTTGATGACGAGGACTATATGCACCCCGACCGCTTCGTCCCTATTGACGGAGAGAACGTAAGGCTGTATACTTTTGATACAGAGACAGCAACAGTGATGTTCGATGGTGAACCCACTACAATCTCTGAGTTGATGGCCTATGCCGAGCAGTGGTGGGAGTCATATGTGGAGACCGGAATCTCCCCCGAGATTGACCACAAGGCTGACGAGACCATCATCAAGGCACTCAAGACGGAGAAGCCGGACGAGGATGAGGACACTTCTCTTGGTTCGATGATTACGCTCTTGGATGCAAAAGAGGCGGAGCTTGCTTCCCTAAGGGAGAAGCATGGATTGGATACGTTGGAGACTGAAATCAAGGCCCTCAAGGACGCTCTCAAGCGGACACTCAGTGAGGGAATGGCTGAGGACTCCACGAAGGTTGAGGTTGGGAACTGGACTCTGACCAAGAGTGAGAGAAGTTCTGTGGATACATCCGCATTGAAGAAAGACGGACTGTATGAACAATATACGAAGAAGAGCGTAACCTATACGCTCAAGAAGAAAGGAGAAAAATAGTATGAACATTACCATCAAGAAAAGCGGTTATCAGTTGGTTCCAGAAGGCGAACAGATTCTCACAGTGACAAGCGTGAAGCTCCTGCCGAGTGGCAGACCTTCCCTTGTGGAGTTCATATATAGCGCAGACAATGGTGCAACCCTCAGAGAGCAGTTGAAGTTCGACCATCCTGTGGCTGTCGACATCCTCGGTAAGCGTTGCGATGTTGCCTTGGGTGGCACTGCCGAGGAAGGCACTGAGATTTCACCCGATGACTTGGAAGGGCTGTTCTTGAACAAGCGGTTCAAGGCCATGATTAAACACAACGAGGGCAAGAAGGGTGGCACATTCGCCAACATCAAGTACCTTATTGAGTTGGTAGAGGACGATGAAGTAGAGGAAGATGACGACCTCTAAGCTCGAAGGCGACCTACAGAAAGAATGCCTTCGGTGGGTTAAGACCCTGCCGGAGGTTTGGGTTTTGAAAGTAGTGGGTTCCGCCACACAAGCAAGCGGTGTGCCGGATATTCTCATGTGTATCAATGGTCACTTCGTTGCGGTGGAACTCAAGAGACCCGATGGTAAAGGTCGTGTCAGTGACATCCAGAAAGCACAGATAGAACGTATTCAGCGTGCAGGTGGTACTGCGGTAGTAGTTGATTCATTTGAGAAATTCAAGGAGGTGGTGAATGATTATCGATGAAACTGGTCAGATTTGGTTTGACTTTGGAGGTGATGAAGATGATTGAGATACTGACCGCTGTAGGCGGTGTGATTGTCCTAGTGGTGACGCTCTTTGTAACGCACTTACAGAAGAAGGTCAAGAAACAGGAAACGGAGATAAAGGTTCTTAAACAAGAGAAGAACATAAAGGAAGCCAAGAGTGAGGCCCTTGTGGAGAAGGTTGTGGTTGAGAAAGAAATCAACCAGAAAGAAGATGAGCAGATAGACGAGTTAAAGGAGGGTAAGGATGCAAAGGAAATTATTCATATTATCAATCAGCATAGCACTGATTTTAATACTCAGTAGCTGTACCACTCCGGTCACGACCGCCACGAACAAGGTTCTGTTCACGGACTTCGACCCACCTCCCACGAGACCCACGCTCGACATAGCACCCGAGGACGACCTTGTGGAGGCAATCCGAACAATGGGTATCAATCAAGTCAAGTTGACGACCACTATAGAGAAGTGGGAGCAACATCAAGGCAGGGAGAATACGTATTACATCAAGACATATGTGTCACCCGAGTAAAAGAAAGGCCCCAATCAAGGGGCTTTTTCTTTATAGTTTCTCCATCTTCTTTTGTATGATGTTTTTGATTATCGGTCTGATTGCTTTCATGTCCAAGTACTTCTGTACGATGAACATGATAATCCAATACAGCACCATTGCCACTGGTGTGCCGAGTAAGGTGAATCCAAAGTATAATACTGGTGACAATGCACCGGAGAACAGCAAGCCGAGGAGGGTCATCTTGACCTTCGTTGCTTTGTTGTTATATACCTTGAACTTGATAAGCTCCATGAGGGAGGCAACTACCCCGCTCCCTACTGCTATCCATGCTATGGTGTTCCACATGTGTTACTCCTTTGTATTATACTAATAGATAAGCTAGTGCAATACCCAATACATCTGCCACAATATCTGCAATACTGAATTTGCTCTTCTTGATGTACAAGTCAAAGAACTCCTTTGCCACTCCGACAAGTATCGCCATTGCAATGCCGAAGTTGATGCTCCACTCAATGGGAGCACCAAACTTGATGATTGCCACCGCCGTGAACGTGAGCATGGCTGTGTACGAGCAGAAGAAGTGATACACTTTATCCTTGTGTACTTTGATTAGCTTAATGATGAATTGTTTCATAGCACCTCCGTAGCGGTCACAGTAGGCACACCGTTGGTCGTGGTGAAGCCAATCTGATAGTATTTACCGTCTGCACTGTCCAAAGTTACTTGGTCGTTGTTCAGCGTGTTTACGATAAGCTCCGGTGCAAGTGGTTCAGCTCTACTCAGCTCCACATAGAACACCTCATTTTCAACTGCACCTGTGATGGTCAGTGTAGTGCCGACAAGCGTGTAGCCTGTGCTGGGTACTTCATACGGTTCAAGGTTCTCGTCATAGCCAGTGAGCTTGTCAATCGTGCCTTCGTAGGGCAACGTGATTTGTGAGGAAGCATCAGTTTGGTGGCTTCCTTCGTAGTATGGTTCGTAGTAGACCGTTCCGTTCTGCTTGGCTTGGAGGATGCCGGAGGTGAGGAGGTTGTTTGTGATGGGCGTGGCGAGTTGATATTGAATGATAGGCAAGGTTGCTGTAATCCATGAATTAAAACCGCTTGCGTCTTCAGTCGTCAACCTAGAGCGATTTATTCGTATCCACAATTTCATGCGGTTTGATGAGGAATCATCTGTCCATGATATTGCCTCGTCATCTAACGTATTTCCATATAAATCTGAGAATGATGCACTCCTAAAAAGTGTGGATAATATGAATCCTACCGAGCTAATTGTTGTTGGTTTACCATCAAAAATAGTCCTTACTGACTGAGAAAAAGTGAGCGTAGTGGGTGATGTATCCTTCGATAGGGTAAAATTTGCTGGAATCGTATAATCCTCACTCACATTCTGCACCTTCACTAACTGCCCATTGACAACCTTCACTTCATCAGATATTGCCGGAACACTCCGCACTTCCTCGTTGTCTGCGATGTAGAGGGTGGAGTCGGTGTAGGGTTCATAGGGAATATCATGTTGTGACAATAATTTAAGGTTTATAATATCGGTTGATGCCAAAGAACTATTATACCAAATACCAAAAACAACATCATAATATCCACTTTCAGATAACACAAAAGAGCCACTGTCAAGTCCTATCACATCAATAGAGACTTTTACATAAGTATCTTGTACAAGTAAGACTCTTGCATTTGCCGTAACTGCTTGCAATCGTTTCCAGTAATATGTACCAGAAAATAAGAATATTCTCTTGATAATATTATTTTCTGTAAAACCCCCTAATGGAGAAGCACCTAGATTTCTACCTGTATCCAATTGTGTGTACACTTTGGATGCGTCAAATAGTATATCTTCACTCCATATATTTGCACCCCTACTCACAAGCCTTGCTGGCAACTGAATCGACTTCGTGCCATCGAAGTAACTGAAGATTTTCGCACAGTCGGCTTCTGAAGGTTCGTTGCCGGAGCCGTAGATGGAGGTGAGGTTTAGTCTCATTAGGTTGTCAATAGATATATAGTCATTCTCTAGTTCAAAGTCACCATACCCTGAGAATACAAGAGTATCACAATCTGCTGTAGGAGTTAAGACTACAGCATACTTCCTATCTACAGTCGTGATTGATACTGTACCAATCGCATATGGGCTACCTGCTATTCCATCGTGTAATCTAACTTCAATATCACCAGACAGATTTCCATAGCAATCAAATACTATGCAGTATGTAACACCTGATTTGAAACTGAGGTTTGTTCTACCACCATATAGCCACGCGGCATCTGATGTACAAGTTATCTTCAATCGTCCATCTACTATAGCTAATGTAGAGCGGAATGATGTAGTAACCCAATCCTCAGACAGTGTGTTCAGAAACTGTCCATTATCTTCTTCATTCGTAGCAGTCAACCCCTCCACCGTAGGATTCGCCCTGCCTGTCGCTCGTGCGTCTAGTGGTACAATGCCTATGTCGGAGAAGTCCAAGGTTGCACCGTTGCCCTGCTGAAGTGTCTGCTTCACTGATGCAAGGTCTTGCCCTTGACGTGCAAGGGTGAGTTCGGTGGTGTCAAGACGTGATTCGTGGGCGAGGATATCGCCTTCCGCCGTGTCCACCCGTCCATCCAATTCATCAATAGCACCTTGCGCATCAGTGGACGCAAGACCGGAAGTACTATTGTCATAGGACACTTCTGATGCAACCTCTACCTTATTAATCTTATCCCATGACGCACCGTTATATACGATAGCATCACCTGCATCAAACTCCACGCCTTCTGTAGTACCTGCAACAGATACCGTCCAGAAATCACCTGTGTCAGGTGTTACAGGGTATGCGCCACTTGACGCGTCCCATCCACCCTTGAACTCCATGGCAGACACAGGGAGTTGTGAAACAGGTACCTTACCTGTAGCATCAAGTGACGCAAGGCCATTGGCTACTGCTTTCTCCGCATAAATCTCATTGATTGCACCTGCAAGAGTAGTTGAATCAAGGCCGGAAGTATCGGTGAAGTCAGCATCTTCTGCTTTTGTCTTTACTGTTTTAAGCACAGAGCCATCTACGGTATCAGCACCTTCCAGTGTGTTCAAGCGTCCGTCAATCTCACCGAGCAGTTTTTCCTTGATACGAGCAGTAGTGACTTTCTTCATTTCCCCACCCTGCTCCATACCCATGTACTCACCGTGGGTCTCGGTGTCGAAGTAAATATCCGTTACTTCCTTGGTATTCTCGCTGTATTTGTATCGAGCCATACAAAGTCTCCTTTTGTGTTATTATAGACGAAATTGACGGAAATGTCAATTACCCGGTGGCTCTGGCCATGCAATATCGTTTGGGAATCCTTCCTGTTGTGGAACGTCAAGGAGTGCCTGCCTGTAGTATCTCCATGCTTGCTTCTGCTCGTTCGTGAGAAGCTCCCAGCGCATGGGGTTTATTGAGTCGACCACTTCCTTGAGTAGGCTGTCTCGCTTCTCCCTTTGTGTTTTGATGGTGTTTTCTAAAAATAGAGCATTATATTCTTCTTCAGTTAACTCTATAGCATCACCAAACTGGTCACCAATATATATTTCATTTCCTGTCTTCCAATATCTCATCATACTTCATACCCCTCCTCATTCTGTGATATGCGGACGGAGTTTACGGTTGCTGGAGCTGATGAAAGTTGGGTCCTTATATAAATTGAGATAATATCTCCTCCATTAATGGTGAGATTCTCAGAGAAATATATATAATCCGCTGTACTCTGTGTTGACCTTTCTGTTCCAACAGCCACACCATTTTTGTATAATCTACCATATGCGTATGCCCCTTGACCGCCTGCTTTTAGCCCGAAATAGAAAGTAAATATTCCATTTTTTTTAAATTTGAAAGTCTTCCCTACTCTAACATATGATGTACTAGAAGTTGAACCTCCTGTAAAAGTATTAAAATACCTATTGCCAGCACTCCTTACACCTTCAGAAGTTGCCTCAATGGAATTTGTTACTACACTATATGCTCTGAAATCATTTTCCTCATACCCATCCTTTTTATCTAAGGTGGTATTGCCAAAGGCTTGGCACCCACCCATGCCATAACATTCATAAAATCCATAATTATTACTGTCAGCAACACAAGCGGCTATTGCTTCACATCTATAAAAACCATTTCCACTATTCTCTTTAGCATTGCACCCAACTGAATAATGGCAATAATCAAATCCTTCATTATTATCTTCTGCAATACAATATAAAGAGTTCCCACACAAATGATATGCTATATCTAATCCGCTTACATAACAATTCTGGAATTTCAAGGTTTTTACATAATTCAGACTACTTACCCGTATTCCATACCCTCTACCTATCTTTGGGCTACAGACAATCTTTAGATTATCAATAAGTTTTTCACCTGAATTTATATAAAGTATTCCGAAAGTTGTTCCTGTCTGGGTTGCATCAATGTCTATTGTAAAATTACCAAGTTCCTTCAGATATATATTACCATCAAGGAAATTAGTATCACCCATGTCATACTTTATCTTGAGTGTTGTATATTGGCCCATCCCATATAGAACTTCAACTTGGTGCGCTGTAAGTGCTATCCTTTTTGTTAGGTTATATGTTCCTGCTGTAATTAGAACACGTTTATAGACAGTATAGTCATCTGCTTGTAAAAAATCAAAATCAGCATCACTCTCAATAACCAAATCCCATTGGTCGTAGGCTACATTTCCAAGGAGTTTATCCTGCTCTCTGTTGTAATAGATACCACCAGTTTTTGTGCTTGGATTGTATTTTCCAAATTCAGCATCACCGTTTGGATACGAGCGAAATATATCCTCTCCATTGTAGGATGCTCTGATTCCATCTGTAGCATTTATGGTTGCTATATAGCCGTTATCTTCTACCCTCAGTCTCTTGGTCACAATCAAGTCAGCATAAATCTCTGAGGCATAGATGGTTTTTCCACTGTCCTCTGCAAGCTGGAGAGCGTCCTTATAGGTCATGGCAAGAGCATCGGATTCCTCGGTGGATACCCATTTCTCACCATCATACACATGTGCCTCTCCGTAAACTGTAGCTGTTCCATCTGAGGTATTGTCCATCAGCACCACATCACCCACGACAGGGGAGGGTACATTAATGCTTGCAGGACTGGTGGCAACCACCGTACCTCGGTATCCGGCAGTCTCGCTCTTCTGCAACTGAATCTTGCTGATTTGGGTGATTGCTCCCTTCATCCCATTGACCACACAGCGGAACTTGACACTTGAGTCATTGTTGTAATACGAGCTGTTGTAGGCCACAGTCAGCGTGTTGGAGGTAGCACCTGCGATGTTCAACCAAGAACCATTGCTTACGGTGAAGTAGCTCCACTGATAGGTGGGAGTAGGGAAGGTCGTGTCACAGAGCAGGTTGAAACTCGTGATACTCGGTTCATCCTCCACACCGAGCGGGTAGATGAAGTTGCCACTACCCTTGATTTGCACCTTTTCGGGTGTGTTTCCCCCCAACTGATAGCGGACGGAGAGACTGCCACTCAGTGTACCATCAAACTCAAGCTCGGTACCCACGACAACGGCTTCCACGTCACCTCCGAACTCAGTACCGAGTGTGATGGTATCGAGTATGTCAAGGGCAGGTTCCCCACGATAAGGGATGTCTGCGGTGTTGCGGTACTTGATGAAGTGGTCGTAGACTATCCCACTCAGTGTCTCACCCTCGGCAGTAGTTACGATGAACGGGTTCTCCACGGTCATGGTCTCCCCACCACCATTGAGGTCTGTCTCCACAGGGTCTCCGTACTCACTGTTCAGCGTGATGACCATCTTCTTCGGCATCTGTTCCTTGCGGTGCTCGGGTTCCTCTCCCTGTTGGCTGAGTGGAAGAGTGTATACCGAAGTGAGACCACGCTTGTCATTATCGAGGTGGATATATCCGAGTCTGTCGATGTACATCTGCACACCACACGCATGGGCGATGGTCTGCAAGTGCTCCTTGGCAGAAATAGACTCATCCTCTGTCTCGCTGAGGGTGATGGCGGTGTTGAAAGCATCGAGTTCCGGCCCTGTGATAATCTTCGGGTCTCCGTCATCTTCCTTGGGATAATCGGTGAGGCTCAACACGTCCTTGGCGACCTGCGCAAGGGTACGGTTCCCATAGGCAAGCAGGACATGCTCGTCCAAGAAAGAGAGATAATCCTTAGCACTGATGGTGGCGGTTGTCTTGCTGTATGATATTTCTCCGGAGGTAAATACCTCTCCCCCCGGTATCCACTCTGTTGCATAACCTTCCATGAATCCGTAGGGCACGTTCTCTTCCATACCGTAGTCATGCTCCTCACCGTCTACATAACCGTAGTATTGCAGGTTCGGTACATCATAACCGAACTCGTAGTTGACGAGCACACCCTTGATGATGAGGTCATGGAGACCCGATATGTCGTTGGGATTGAAGGAACCATCGAGGTTCATCAGTTCCATTTCCAGTTCAATGGCGGGAAGTTCACCTGCAATGAGGTGTGCGGTCTTTTTCTCAGTCACCTTTACGATGTCTGCGTTGTTGTATACAATGTCGCCTGTGGGATAATGGAACGTCAGCCTCATCCTTGACGGCCTACGAACCATTTCCCCCATTCCCTCTAGATATATGCTACTTACTGTTTCCATCAGTATAACTCCTCTGCTCCTGTGTCGATGAAGTTGACCGTGCAGTCAAGCCACGACATGACTTCCTTGGTCGTCTGGTTCAGTCTGAACGGCGTGGCAGTCCTATCACCGGGGTAGAACTGCCTGCACTTGAAAGTACCTGCTTGCATATCGAAGTACTTAATCCACACATAGAAGTTCTCGCTTCCGGTGAGAATCTTGCTGAGAATAGCCGACCACTGTGAAGCTGTCAGATATTTCCATGTAATCTCAATCTTCACCAAGTCCCTGTCGAGCACCCTCTGTGCGTAGACCACACCATCGGACGACCGTCCACTGTTCACCATCGTGCTTGCTGTCTGTTTTGCACTCGAGTATGAGGGTGCGGGCAAGAGCAGTGCGTTTGCGTTGTTCTGTGCATCAGTCTTGTCTTTGTACATTGTCAGAAATGTAGCCATCAATAACCTCCTGTTCCAAAGGCAAGTCCACGCTTCTTGCTTGCCAAGTCCATTGCCTCGGACATTCTCCGTCCGTCCACTCTGAGGGACACACGCTGTCCGCCCTGCTCGCTCATGGCCTGTGATACCGCACGATATACACCATCCGATACAGCGGTGACAATCTGGTCGTTGTTGGCGACTGCGGTGCTCCCACCGATATTACCCACCAACTCAGCACCTGCTTCACGAGCGATGAACATCTGTCCTTGGTTGGGGAAGCCACCGTCTGCGAACTTAGGCATCATTGCGGAGAAATCAGCTTTGCCGATTTTGTCAATATCCCATCGACTGCCGGGGATAATCTTGTTGATACCATGAATGATGGCATTGATTCCGCCGATAAGTAGGTTTGCGATTCCTTCGAGGATTGCTACACCGATGGCAACACCCAACTTGAGGAACAACGGCAGGTTCTCCACAAATACCTCAATGAGCGTCATCACAATATCTGGTATGGCGTCCACGAGTGCGAAGATGATGTCCGGCAGTGCCTGTACTATCGAAGCTACAACACTTACCAAAGACTCGATTATCATATTGAGACTGTCTTTGTTTGTGAGCACTCCAACGATAGTTTCGATTACTTCCGGAATAGCTTCTATGATAGCTGGCATTGCTTCAACCATACCTACAAGAAGATTCTCCAAGAAATCAACTCCTGCCTCAATCATGAGAGGCGCAGACTCCAAGAATTTCCCGACCGTTCCATCGGCTATATGTTGTGCCAGTGCAAAAATCTGTCCAGCAGGGCCTTCTCCTAGTATTCCTCCAATGATACCACCCATTGCTTCTTGCTGTTGCAGGGTTGAACCACCTTCATCGGGAGCACTCTTGAATAGTGATTGGAAAGACTTACTATTTGCAAACTTATCAAATGAGTTCAAGAGCAGGGAGATAGCACCTTCTCCCACTTTCTTGAAAGCACGATACGTCTTGCTGAGTACTCCGTCACCTTCCTCGAGGCGCTCCTTGAGGTTCTTAAAGGCGTCACTGACACCCTTGACGAGCTTTGTGTTCATGAAGGCTTGCCCGAATCCGGCTAGACCACTTGGGAGTCCTGTTGCCACCTCAGTGCCGACCTTGAATCCCTTGCTCGCCCATTTACCGATGAACTTGGCCCCTTCTTTCATTTGGTCAAGCACAGGAATTTCACCAAGCCATTGCAAGCCGTCCCAAATCTTCTCACCGACCAGCACAAGACCTTCTCCGATGTCAGAGTTCATCTTGTCCATTGCTGTGGTAAGGTTTGCTATCGACTCTCCTCTGTATTTATTATCGGCAGTATACCCAGCCGATGCCATCCGTTCCTTGGATGTCCAACTTGGGACTTGCGGAGCTTGTACCTGTGCTCGTTCAAATGTATTCCAACTTGGGACTTGCGGAGCTTGTACCTGTGCTCGTTCAAATCTATTCCACTTCGGAACGTTCACACCATCAGCGTAGAGAGAGATTCCCCTATCCTTGAGTTGCTGTTCGTTCATGACGACAGTCTCGCCGTTGTGCTCGGTGACAAGCTCGGGGCCTTTCTCTCCGGCTACGAAGAGATTCCCTTTCTCCGGGACACCACCGTTGGCATAGTTGCGGGGAGTACGTTCTATTTTTTTATCAGTGGGTTTTAGGGTATTTTTTATGATTGTACCAAGGTCGATGAGAGCACCGACCAAATCAAACATG